GAGTCAACTAAATTACCCGATGCGTCCAGCTCGGCCAGGTTGCCTGCTGTGGCTGATGTTACTTTGTCTGCCTTCAATGTAGTATCCGCGCTGAGTGCTTGTTCCCAATCAGTTGCGGCAAGAGTTGGTTCCTGAGTAGTAGTTGTCGCAATGCATATCCAAGAGGCGCTATTATGGAAAACGGTGTCTAAATACTTATACGTACCTGATGCCCATGCTCCTTGGGGAACAAAACCAATTCGCCCTAAATTTGTTGTCGGCATAATATTATCTCCTCGTTATAAAGATTCATATGTTAGTATTAGCTCTCCGTCCACAAGAGAAGGCGTTGTAGTTGTTAAGTGAGAAACAATCAGTTCCCCGTCTTCAATTACCCAGCTACCAAAATTTATGCCCAGCATTGATCCTACATTTGCGGCTTGAATTGCAGCCGATGTCGCGGAGTTTACAGAATCGCTTGCTGAATCCGCTGCATTTAATGCCGATGTCGCTGCATTTGATTCCGAATTTGCCGCGTCGCTCGCATAGTTGGAAGCATTGTTCGCAGAACTGGCAGCGCTGCTGGCCGAAGATGAAGCATTGATAGAATATGTATAGGCATTACTTTCACTTAATGCTGCATTTTCCTCTGATTCTGCCGCGGCATCGACGGAGTCAGAAATACCAGGCGCGGTAAACAAACCTACATTAATCCAATCTGTCCCATCGTAAATATGCAATTCGTTGGATATAATATAAGAATCCCCCGCAGTAGCAGAAGATGGCAGATCCCCTTCTGTTGCAAGGCTGCCGAGTATAGAAACGGGGGCATATGCTAAATTACTCTGACTTACCTGCTTTACAGATCCAGCGCTATAATCATAAACAAGGAATGTGTCTTCATCACTTGGCGTTGCAGTCAATACGGGATATTCGTTGAATTTTGTCATGGTTTTACTCCTGTAACTCTAAGCTTTATGCTGGAGATTTCCTTGTATCCGGGGGCAGTTGTTTTTGAAACCTGCGAAATACTGGAAAAAAATTGTGAAGTATACGTATTTGAATCGAGCGGATGACGCCAATAAAATGTTCTTGCCATACCATTGCCTTTATATGGATCTACCCAGAAATCAAGAATTGTTGCGCTATCTGCTTCCGATATTATGTCCCATTGCAAAGTCACATCAAAGCCAACTTTCTCGGCCAATGTTATAACAGCTATCGTGCCACCATCAGATTCATGGACTATTTGACTAAGAACAGGTGTTTCCTCCATGATGTTTTGAGGCGTAACATAGAGTTCTGTCGTTGTGTAATCAGCAGTAACAGAACTTAAATAACTTGCCATTGCCATTATGAGGCCTCCCTTCTTACTGCTGCATGAACTTCATCGTCGGTTCTGTGCCATGTGACGTGATTGTCTTTCAACTCTTTCCCGTCAATGAATACTTTTACCTGGACATTTGGAGCTGGTTGATTTGGTATGTCAACCTTTATTGACCCGTTTTCCATCGGAATAATAGCTTCTGTGCCATGAAAAGTAGCAGTTGGAATTTGATATCCAGATCCTGGCCCAGATATAATCCCTCCTCCTGAAAAACTGTACTCATCAGATGCCGTCCCGACAATATCTAACAATTCGTTTAAATTGAAACTGTCCCTAAATTGATTACTAAATCTCATTATTGCTGCGCTTGCCGCTAAATTACTATATGTATCATTTCCGATCATTTGTTGTAATTTTGCAGACAAGATATCAAAAAGTAGCCCGTTTAAATCTATGCCTGCATCATTTGTAATATCTGTCAATAGTGCAGTTCCGGAAGTAGGCGGTTTTACATAATCGGGTAATTCTTCCCCCTTCATATTGTAGTAACCTTTTGCAGCTTGATAAAGAAGATCTATGTTTTGGTCAATAGATCCTAACATATCAAGCTCCTCTGTCATCCATGCAGATTCATCAAGTTCTGATTGCGCATCCACAAAATCCTGCACAGCCTGATTAATATCAAACAGTGTGTCATCAGTTGATTCAATCAAATCACGAATTTCTTGTAACTCTGCCTCTTGTGCATCTGCTGCGTCGATTTGATCCACTCCTAAAGCTTCGAGATCTCCTACTACAGAATTAAACAAGGAATTATAATCATTACCGCCATAGGCCCCGGCAAAATCCAAATATTCACTGGTGAATCCCGTCAAATTTGAAATCGCAGATTCTATATCTTCGGCATCGGCGGTCTGTGCTTCGGATAATAGTTGTGCATACCGACCTTCGAAATATTCCATGGATTGAACTGGGGACGCATCCGATCCTTGCAAATCCGCTATGAAATCATTTATGCTTTCGGATGCATTGCGCCGGGCTTCGATAAGGGCTTCTTCGTCACTGATGTATTCTTCTAATACACTTTTGGCTTCATCATAAGAAGTTTGCCTTATATCGATTTCTTCTTGCAGATAGTCGAGATATTCATCCCGTAGCCTTTCAATTTCTGCTTGCTCTGCCGATTCTGCCATGGCCGTTCCCCATTCCCTGGCTAAGGCAAGGTCTTCCTCGGCGGCGCCTAAATCTTCAAGGCTGGCAATATAATCATCAACTGATTTTTCAATATCAAAGATTTCTTTTTCAAAGTCTGACAAATTAATTGTATCCAAGTCGTATTGAATCTGATCCAAAATAGCATTAATCTGATCTTCCGTGTCATCATAAGATGTGGAAGATCCACCGCTACTGGACGATCCCGTATCTGACGATATATAATCCAAATATGCATCACTTAAATCTGAAATTTCACTTGCCGCATCAGATCCGAATATATCATACAAAACATCACTTGCAATTGTATCAAGTGTGTCAAAAAATCCTTGATAATTAGTTGTTCCAGAAAATTCGCCCAGTGCACTTAGGGCCTCGCTTATTTCCGATTCGGTTGATTCTAATGTTTTCCCAGAACCAGGAACCTTTTCCTGTTCAACTGTGATTTCAGGTACTGTAAATTCAATGTCTGACCCATCGATGGTCCATTCAATCCATTCAACATTTGCCAAATCATCTGCTGTGATACCGCTAAACGGGGAAACACCCTCGGCATACCCTGCATTGATGAAATGTTCTTCAAGGCTCCCGTATGCGTCTATCATCGCCTGTTCAAATTCTTCTAATGATTTCGCAGTTTCGCCGGGATGATTTGACGCCCAGACATCTTGTTTATTTTCTACATACAAATCTTCATTGAAGGATAATATCTTGTCTATTTCTTTCTCTACATCGGTATATTCATACCCAGGGTCAATAACGTTTGACAAAGAAGGTAAATTTAAGAATGAGTCAAACAATTCTGTGAATTTATCTTCATCCGTTTTGTTCAGATTTTCAGTTGACGGGATATCTGACATAGAAGATTCTATGTCATTCAATGCTGTAGATAAATCTTCGGATGCTGACACAAAAGAATCTGCTAAATCCTGGATTACATTATTGAGATCATCTCCCTCTAAGCCAAGTTCTGAAAAAGCATCCACGGCATCTTCAAGTTCACTTGCCGTCACGCTATCCGCTACTATTTCAGAAAACAAGTTCATGGCTTCGATATTATCTATCTGCCATTCTTCAAATTTTTGAGCCGTCGTTAATTGGCCTTCTATTGCAAGCGTGACTATTCGCATGGCTTCTGCGGTACTTTGCGCATCGTTGGCGGAGTCAGCCAGAACACCAAACGCTTCTTGAAGTTCGTATATTTCATCTTGCACTTCTGATGTGTCAAGTTCTTGCATGGCTTCGACAACGGCTGAGATATCGCCGTCTGATTCAATCCATACATTGCCGATCTCTTCATTGATGCCGGTAATATATTTTTCGGCTATTGTTTGGGCTATTTCCGCATAAGCAGCAGATTGGATAGAGGAATCCAGAATACTGTTTACATCCCCCCCGGAAGAAAAAGCCTGTTGCAACGCATCGGCGGTCAAGCCTGTAATGTTGGCCCCAAGGATTTTCGCCATACCGGATTCGGCTTCAGAGATTTGCGCTGTTGTTGCGTTCGCTGCTTCCATGGACTCGATTAATTCGTACCAGCTGTCCGTCAGCGTATTTATTGTGGTGATGGAAGATACCGTTACGATCCCTTCTATTCCTGCGTCGATTTCTTCCAGGACGGAAACAATAATCAAGATATTGTTGAATGCATCAGTTACGGACATACCAAAGTTGTCCATTTGATTTGTTATCTGTCCCATGAAATCATCAACTGACCCCACAATAGCAGCAAAATTGATAAATGTGTCGGCTAAATTCTCTCCGTCCCCACGTATGCTTTCCAGAAAATCAAAATTGAACTTTTCTGTATCAAGTCCCATGGCATCCATCATGCCGGATGTATAGTGCTCAAAGAACTTATCAGTTAAATCAGAAAAAAGTTCTTCAACACCACCTTCAGTCTCAAAATAATGATCAATTTCGTCTGCCCACCTATCTCCCGCAATAAGCCTCCTATCTAAATTCCAACCGTCGAGATAGTTACTAAGTGGGTTCGATCTCAAAATACTTTCCAACGTGCCATTTACAGTTTCATCTAATGAAGAAAATATTGTACCGAAATATTCGCCGAAAGCGGTTTCTAAAGAAACTGAATCAATCCCAGAATCCCCAGCACTGAAATCTATAAATGACCCATATCCCATTTCTGTAGCAACGGCTTTGTCAGAAGTCAATTGAGTATAGGGATCGCTATCTTCCGACATCCCAAAACCGTAAGCAAGTGATGATTCGTCGTAATCGTCGTCCCCGCCGAACAACCCCCCGACTACTCCCCCCAGTACAGTACCTACAGCCGTTCCAATAGGCCCCGCTATGGCAGTACCGATAGCAGCCCCAGTTCCAGCCGAAAACCCGGAATATTCCGATGTAGGCAAGCCCACAGCATCACCAAACATAGAATAAGCTAAAGAACCCCCGATCGCCCATGGAGCAGCTGTCGATAATCCTCCGACAATCCCGGAATTGGAAATGGCACCGGTTCCGGCTTCGACCGCACCGTATGTACCCCACGTTTCTGCACCGAATACGCTTGTCCCAATACCGCTGATAATGTCGCTCGAAAGCACATTTGCTACTGTTTCCGATGTAGACCCAGTTATCGCGCTGAAGATGCCCGACACGTTCGACATCACACCTGCGCCTTCAGTGTACCCACTCATTCCCTGGACTGAACCGCCGTATCCAGTAGATAGACCCATAGAGTCCATGGCCGTCATGTATATCGGCATTGTGATAGTTTGGGTTAGGAATGCAGCGGCAATGTCTTTGACCATGTCTTCGGCCATATCAACGAGCGTGTCGCCCATATCGTCCCAATCGTCTATTACATCGCGGGTGAAGTCGTAGACGGTATCATACATATCCTCATAGGCTTTTTTTTGCGCTTTGGCTAACTCTTCCTGGGCCTTTTCCTGTTTTTTTATTAAGTCTTCTTGTTCTTTATCAATATCAGAAAAGAAATCTTCAAGTGCATTATCAACTTTAGTTTCTCTGGATTTCTCAAATAATTCTTCTATTTTCTTTATTAATGAATCTATTTCTTCTTCTGTAAAATTGGCTGCAATACCTGTTTGTATTAATAATTCTTCTAAAGCTTCCGCGGAAATGTTTGAATCTTCCATTCCTTCTGCCAAAAGTTCTATTTTCTTAGCAGCATCCCCTACAGAAAGACCCACTATATCCATAGCTAATTTTAACTTTTCTATTTCGGCAACAAACTTTTCTTCTTCACTTCTAATTTCTTTTTGCACTTCAAGTGCGTATTCATATACCTCAGTCTTTTTTTCGAAGGCATCCATTGCAGTGATTAAATTGTATACAGTTCCAATATCCCCTTCCACTGCTATTCCAAGGTCTTCCAAGGTAAGATTGAATCCATCTGTAGCATTGGCTGTAGAAAGAATTTCATTTGCCAATTCTCCAAACGTGCCACCTGCATCATTAAGGACAATAAGGAATTTCTGTAATGGTTCTGCTAACTTTGGGCTCGAAAACTTTGCCGTACTAAATTCATTGCTTAATTCAGAAATTTCTTTTTTTAATTTTTCTAATGGAGTTTTTGCATATTTTGCAGATTCTTCTACTTCATCAAGTCCTTCAATTATTTCTACAATACCTTCGCTACGCAATTTTTGAAAAATTTCTTTAAGTTCTTCTGCGGATACACCCATTTCTTTAAACAAATCTGATTTAACAAGATCTGCCCGCATAGCATTTAAGTTTTTATCTAATTCTTTTTTTTGTTTTTCATAATCAACTATTTTAAGCAAAGGAACTTCTGATTCCATGGCTTTAATAGCCGCTGGCAATTCCCCCAAATATTTTTCTAAGGCAGTTATTCCTTTAGCACCTGCTTCTTCCATATTCAGTTCCCATAGGATACCAAATTGTTTTAAAGCGGAAGCCAATCCGTCACTGCCTAAACTTTCTTCCATGCCCTTTATTAAGGCAATCCCCCATTCTTTGGTTTGATTTCTAAGCTCAGTTTCATCTAAAACTAACTGGGCCATTTCCAACCCGTAATCACTTAGGGATTCTTTTTTCTTTTCTATTTGTTCGGTAAGCCTGTCTATCATAGCAGAACCCGAAATCCAATCAATTTCTTTTATTTGGTTCTGAAGAACAGATAGTCTATTTTCCAAAGCTTCTAATTCTTCTACTTGTAGTTTTGCCGAATTTGCAATAGTATCTATATCATTAGAAATTCTGTCTGCTTGTGCGAGTTTCATTGCTTCATCTATTTTTTTATAAGCTTCTTCTACATTACCTGCCGAAAATAGCAAATGTTCAAAACTTGTATATAATTCTTCCCCCGCAGCACGTCTTTCATTTATGCTTTTGAGAATTTCTTCGGATAATTCTTTATTGGAAGATATGAATTTTACCATTTGCGATCTATATTCAGCCATACCTTCTTCAGAAGCCTTTTTTAATACTTGCCCCCAGCTTTCTAAAGTATCAATTTGTTCGTTTATTTTAACAGATAGTTTTTCATATTTATCCGCAGTGTCTTGTATTTGATTGGTCAGGTAAGCTAAAATAGATGCCGCCGCCGTAACAGCAATAGTAATCTGCCCAAAAGGAGTTGTTAAGAATCCCCCCATTAATAATTTAGCAGCAGAAGAAGTAACCAATGCTTTTAATGCGGATGAAATTCCATATATTGCGGCAGAAACACCTGCCGCAGCGGCAGCGTATCCCACAAATTGTGCTATAGGGAACTTATTAATAGCAGCTTCAGTCCCGGATACAACGGCTTTCAAGGCATCAACTAAAGTATGTAGCACAGATGTAAGTCCCGCGTCTCCGACTGCTAAAGCTACATTTTTTGCAGAATCTGCCAAGTTTTTAAACTTTACTCCGAGACCTTCCTGTTGTTTTTCGGCCATTCTAAGTGCAGCGCCAAATTCTTCTGTGGACTTTATTGCTTTAGATATTCCCCCACCCTGCGCAGTTTCTTTCACAAGAATAGCAGCTACCTGGGATGCCCGAATTCCAAAAAATTCCTGGGCTTTCCCCATATCCACAGTACCTTGTTCAAAATCCCATACTAAAGGAGTAATATTTTTAAGTGCTTCTTCGTATCCCACCATTCCTGGATTAATATCATCCAAGGAAAGTCCTACAGAATACAATTCATTTTTAAGGGATTCATTTGGTGCAATCATACTTAGTAGGGTTTTTCTTAATGCTGTACCCATAGTAGATGCTCTGATACCATTATCGGCAAGTACCATCAATGTTCCAGAAACTTCGTTCAGTGTGAGCCCCGCCTGAGCACCTGCGGCACCAACATATCCAAATGCGGTAACTAAGCTTTCTGTAGATAGTTTAGATCCGGTAACGGCATTTGCAAAAACATCGGTTATTTCGGTTGTTTGAACTACTTCTAACCCGAATGATCTAATTGCGGTTACGATTAAAGAAGAAACTTTATTAAAATCTTCCAAAGCGCCGGTGGCAAGGTTAGAAACATCTTGGATCATTTTCAAGGCTTCCCCCGCCGAAAACCCGGCCTTCCCTATAGTTTGCATACCATCTGCAACTTCTTGCGCAGAAAATTTAGTATCAGCAGCAATCTGTTTAATAGTTTCTCCCATAACAGATGCTTCTGTTGCAGTAGCTCCCGCTATGGCCTGCAAACTTGTTAAAGCTTGATCAAAATCTACAATTACTCCAATAGTTGTGCGGATTGCCTGGGTAAACGCTTGCACTGCTGCGGCAGCTACAATAAATGCGGCAAATTGTTTAACACGAGTAATAATTTTATTAAACGCTTCTTCTAACCTACTTAATTCTTCTTTTTGAATTTTTAACTGGGAGTTATATTTTTTTGCTTCTCTATCGTGGTAAGAATATTCTGCTGCAAGTTCTTTCTGCAATTGAATTTGTTTTTCTTTGAATTTATTTAATGCTTCAATATTTTTTTGTTCTCGTTTATATTGTGCGTTTCTTTCTTTGTCAAAAGCAGCGTTTTCTATCAATGCTTGTTTATGCATGTTAAGCATTTCTATTTGTTTTCTTTTTAATTCAGCATCTTTGGCCGCTGTTTTTTGCGCATCGTAATATTTGCTATTTAAAGCTTCTAATGCTACTTTTTGTTCTTTTATTCTCAAAGCAAGTTTATCTGAAGCTACACCGATATCATTAAATCCTTCTTTGACTAAAGCCCCATCATCGTATGCTTTTTTGGCAGCCACACCTACAGTATTTAGGTTTTTCTGTAATTCTTTTAATCCTGTTTGTGTTTTGCCTATTTCCCCAAAAGCAGCATTTAATTTATTTACATCTCCTAAAAAGTCTAAATATGATTTATGTGCTTTTTCGGTTGCTGTTTGGGTTTGTTTAAGAGAATCAGTGGCTTTTTTGCCCCCAACTTTGCCAACTGCTTCAGATGCTCTTTTAGAAGAATCTTCAAGTTTATCGACAGAAGTGGCGGCGTTGTCCGCAGCAGTAGATAGCGCACTTAGTTTTTGGGCTGCGTTTTGATCACTTACATTTATTACAATACCTAATTGCGCTAAATCTGCCATTACTTCTTGCCTTTCCTATTCTTCTTGTGCCTATCAGAAATGTACTTCAAGTACATAGAATCCATTTCATTTATGATTTCAATTTCAATCGGTCTAATTTGGATTTCTAATAAATCTCTCCAAGCTAAAATGTTTTCCCAGGTTATTGGGTTTGGCCCGGCCATTCCATGAGAACGTCCTCGATGTATTTGCCAAAACCAAGCCCAAATATGTTCAAGATAAAAAGGTATTTCTGGAGACTCTTCTAATTGACATAATGCAGATTCATACATTTCAGAATCTTCTGGGGCAGAATTTAGAACCTGCATTAACGAATCTCGTTTAGAAGTACCCGTATCATCGGGCATGTCCATATTAAGAACTTGCTCGATAAGTTCAGAAATTAATTCTCGAACTCCCCCAAAAAATTACCTCTATCCCCAATAAATTCGTCTACCTGATCAAAGATCCATGGGTATTCTTTATAAAGCCATTTTTTATTTTCGGGATTACATTCAAGAGTTTCTGCATTATACTGTACATTTTCCCAATCTACAGTACATACACAAATCAATTCAATTCTATTATTTTCGAGAGTTTCAGACTTTAAGTTCTTCATTCCTCTAAAACCTTTTTTTAGGTTTTTATCTTGAACTTTTCGTGTCTGATTTTTATAGGCTTTGGAATCCATACCGAGAACCTTAATTCGAATTCCGGTCTGTTCCCCAGTAGAAGGGTTTTCAATGTCACACCAAACACCTTCTTCAGATGCTTTATTGGTATCCAGCTTTGCTAAATCAATCATTTTGCGCTCCTTTGCGTCTTATATTATTTTTTGGCCCCCGTATTTCAGAGGGCCGGGTTTAATTAGGATCTTGTAATTTGTAGTGAATAACCATCCACAGAATCATACAGAGCCTGGAACGGCATGTTAAGAATAATAGGGCCTTCGTCATTTACTGGAACATCCCCCCCGGAATATTTAATTCTGGGCATAAGAAATGTCATTGTATTAGTTCCATCCCCGATGGTAAATTCCAGCGAAGATTCAGCTTCACTAATAAATTTATCAAGTAGAGTGGAATCTGCAAAATATGCAGTCATGGTGCCGGTAATGTTAGCGCGACCATCTACCAAACCAACAGCATGATCATTCCCAATAACCTGAAGGGCAGACAAGTTATTTGCCAAGGTAAGGTCAATACCCGTTACCAATGCGTTTACGCCGCCCCCTTCAGAAAGAGTTCCCGTAAAAGAATCGAACGGAGAATTTGCCGACTTTGCAGTTGCGCTTCCCGTCCAGGCAGCGGCCCCGGTTGACATTGTGTCGCCCATTACACTGAATGTGGAAGTAATAATACCATTCGGGGTTACGTTCAACGACCAAGAGTTTACCACACACCCAGTAAAAACATGATACTGGTTAATATCAGAAAAATGTTTCTGAAGGGTGAAAGACTTCATGGTTGTTCCGGTTGTAATAGTGTCGTCTGACTGCCATTCACTAAACATAGCACTTTCTATAATATCATCAAAAGAAGTGTGAGAAAGTTCTACTGAAATATCCCCAGACACTGAAAACATCCCGTGTCTAAGGTCGGAAATCTGTCTATCTGCTCTAAGTTCATTGGACTGAAAAGAATCTTTAGAAAGACTTACTCCAATACCAGTAACACGAAGTTCATATAGGATAGCGGCGATATCCAGTTCTCCCCAGGTATCTTCCATACCATAAGTAACTGCTACGCGACTCCCTCTTGCTACATCTACCATTGTTATATCTCCTGTCTTAAATTAAAATGTAAGTTTCGTATCTTATATGGATGGGTATTGAATACCTGCCATTTGAATCAAAATAACCCTCTAAAGGATAGCTTTTTGTTATAATAATTTTTATTTCAGTTTCACCGCTATCAGCATCGTTAGTTAATCGTAGGTTTCTCGGAAAATGTTCCAATATGGAATCTACAAGATTAGAATAAATTCCCCAACCGGTCTGCCGGACGGCCTTTACTTGTACTTCAAATGTGCCGGATTCTACCTTAAATCCATTTTCCCCAATGTTTGGAAAATTTGTCTGGGCAGGGATTAGCTTACTTCTAATAAAGATTTCAGTTTCATCTGGATCTATAAATAAATTTTCTCTATCCCAAGAAGGTAAATTAGGCAGTGTGGCAAGCCTTGAATTTAAAATTTGTTGTATGTCAGATAAATTACTCATTTGGCTAATTCCGTAGCGGCACTATTTACGATTAATTGCCAATTCTGTATGGCATTTGCTCTCATATGGTATGCGTCAGTATTTTCCCAACCATCATATTCTGCTTGTTTTATATATTTCGTGTCATTAGTAAAATAGTAAGTATCTGTTTTTGAAAGATTGTTGGTTGTATATTCTATTCTCGGTAATAAATCAGATAATGCTATTTCTCTATTTATTTCTGCTATACCTTCGTCTTTCCATCCATTTTGCCATGCAGTCTGCCCCCCAGAATAAGAATTGCTGCTGGCCGAATTTTTGGCTGGTTCCCATTGCCCCAAAAGTTTTCCAGTAGACACTGGGCTATCCATTGCAATATCTTGGGCTACGTTATAACAAGAATTTCTAAAAATTTTTGTTATCAAAAGATTATATTTATCAACAGATTCTTTAATTTGGTCAGCAAATTTTTTCATACTTGTAACTTTACAAAAGTTTTCATTAAAAGCTGGGCCAGTTTTATTTGTTTTTCTTCGTCTGCATCAGATATGAAATCCTTTAAAACTTCCGGGCTGTAAATATTTGTTCGTGGCATGTCTGTTGCTTTAATAAGATAATGTATTTCCCCAGAACCAAACCCAACACCGGCCAACATAGAAGAAGCCATTTGTGCCTGCAATGCAGCATCTACTTTTATTGCATCAATAGCGTATTCAGAGTACGTTGATTCATTCATGCCTGTAGAATCATTATAAGTATTCGACACAAACATTTTATAAGTAATGGTAGTTTCTATGCCACTATCAAGTATACTATCCATTATAGAATCGGCTTTTTCTTGTATCCTGGCAAAATTTATCATACAGTAGCCCCTCTAATTCCTGCCAACCAATCTCCTAATAAATAATAAACAATATCAATAGGGCTTGAATTATCGAAAGTATTAATTCTAAACATTTCCGAAGCATATTTTACATGCATAGCACCTGCTATATAAAAAGATGCTATAGGCTTTTCTGCTTCTTTCCCTACAGTGCCTTGAAATAATTTGGTATCTACTACCTGGTAAGCAAGTTCAAATTGGGCATACATTACATCATCTGGAAATCCAAATAAATCAGCAGCATAAATAGATGTAGATAAATCAGTTTCTTCTTCTATGTCCTCTTTAACTTGTATCCATTCCCCGTCAACATCCATATCAACTATAGTAAGATAATCTGTAGTGTTTCTAATTACCTTAATTAATTGCCCTATTTGTATATCTTTATCATCTATATAATCATAAAAATCATTAGCACTTGTACTGGTAGATATAAATTTATTATCACTTACATTAAATTCAGTATCTTCAACTATAGTTTCATATTCTATATCGTAAAAAGAATTTAAAGGACTATAATTATTTAGATTTTGGGCAGGAATCCGGGGGAATGCTAATTTTTGCTGTTTGTTGCATTTTTCCCCTCTAAATTTAAATGTATTTAATATTTTGGCCGCAATGATTAAAGCGTACTTCTTTTCATTGGCTGAAAGCACACCCCAAGTATCGGAACCACTTAACCGAGAATACGACGCAAAATAAGCATCTGCCTGGGCTACAGTTCCATAACTATTAGATTTATGATATGCGGGAGTAACAATTAAATCCATTTAAATAGTCCTATGAGGGGGATAAAAATCCCCCCTGCATTGCATATATTAGCCTTCGGAAACATCCGCCCAAAATACGAGAATTTCTTCTGAATCAGTAGCCTGATCAAAATCAGCAAAAGAAGATACTGTATTATCCGCTGTTACTTTAAAATATTCTGCCCCAGCTACGGAAGGATCTGTCAAATTCAAAGCATACAATACCTTCGCACCCTTTTCCGTTACCCCTGTAACAGTCATGGATATCGGAGTATTGTACATAGTGATTCCCGCAGTAGGAACATCGTCTTCCAAAACATCATCAAGAGGGGTATCAAAAGTAACCCATTCCCCGGAACTTTCTACTTCTACAATTTTAAAAATACCGTTCATAGAAGAGTCATCCCATCCAGTCATACGCACTACACTGCCTGCGGATAGGGATGAAAAAGCATCTGCTGAACTGGAAGTATCGTAAAGCTTGCCTTTGATCATTTTAAGATCACTGACAGCATCCAAGGTTTTCGAATCACTGTAATCACCTGTTCCGGCAACTACGGCAAGTCTAAGCTGGTCCATATAATTCTTCATTCTTTAATTCTCCTTATAAAATGCCCCTATGTTTCAAGGGGCTTTATTTTTTAGACAGAAATGCTGTCAACTTTTACAATGCTATTTTGCTCTTCAGCTTGAATTGCAATTCTCATAGTAAGTACGACGATGAGATTACGAGCACGAATATCTTTATCCGTTTCAATCATAATATCACGCTGAATACCAAAAATAAGATTCTGGGGATAAGTAAAAAGAACTTCATCGTTAGGCATAAGAGCGGCAGGCGCAATGGGAACCCCAAACGCATACACAGTAGGACGATTTAGATAAAAATCATCACCAGTACCAGTTTCACGTCCGGCAAGTGCATCCCTATATTCAATTACATTATGCCAAGACATCATAAAATTCATGGATGCAAGATTGCGCAGATATTGAGTGGGCATTTCCTGGAGTGCCGGTTTGAACACATCTTTATTAATAGCAGTAAAGGAAGAACCATCTACTGTATGTCCAGCAAGAGCCAAGGCACCATCAAACAATGCAAGATAAGAATCCGCAGAAGAAGTATCACCATTAATCAGAAGTTCTTCCAGATCGAGACTAACCCGACCAGTCAACATCTGCATAATGGTATTTTCCAAATTGCCTCTTTCGATAGAATCTTCGAGGGCATCATATGGAATATGCACTTCAGCAATAACTTCTTCGGTATCGAGTTGCACCTGACCAAAAGCAGGACGAACTCTTTCATCAGATGCTAAGGCAGTTCCAGAAGAAGGAGCTGCGCGAAGAATACGAGAACCAAATCCGATGGAATCAATATTCATTTTAGGGCTATTCATCTGAACAGTCCTAACTCTGCTAATAAGAGTAGGTTCATCAATAAGGGTGCGATAGAACGTATCACTCTGCTCTTCATTGAGATACCCACCATCAGATATCATCTGGCTTACAGCAAGATCCGCTTTTTCAATAATTTTTCGAGAATCGGTCATTCTATTAAATCTCCTATGTTAAACAAATGTTTTAAATTGTCCGGGCTTAGATTCCCGTTTAATTGTATTTTTGGGCTTAGAAACTTCCTCATTGATCTCACTATTTCTTTTTTTGGTAGTATTTTTGAGATCTTTGAGTTCAGTCTTAACTGTAGCCATTTCTTTTTCTACATCTTCTTTTTTTGTGTAAAGTTCAAACTGTTCATTTAAAGAAGTATTAAGATTATCTTTGATTTCAGAAATTTCACCTTTAACTTCAGTAAGTTTTTCTTCAAATAAAGTTTCAAATTTAGTTTTCAAGGTTGCTTCGATTTCTTGGGTAAAGGTATCGAAATCAATTTCTTCTTCATTTTCTTTTGAAAAGTATTCTTTAATGATTTCACTTTTAATTTCAAAATCTTCTAAGACATCTTCTTTTTTCATAGTAGAAAGGGCAGCATCTACATAATTAGAAAAATTTGTTACAGCAGATGTAATCATTTCTTTGCGGTTTTCCGCATCCGGCTGCCGCATAGTTCCGAGAACAATATCCATCATTGCGAAAAGAGAATCCGCAACTTTTTCCATTGTTTCATATTCGAGTTCTTCTTTTTCTATCCCGTCTACTTTAGATTCCTCTTTTAGGTCGGCCACAATTGCATACACATCATCAGTGATTGCCGCCATTTTTTTAGTATCGGGGTCAATTTCATCTTCTTCAATTTGATTATAAACGTCATACCCTTCGAGGGCTGTTTCGTCCTTCTGGTCTACAGAAAACTTGTGTTCATTCGCAAGCTCCTGAAGTTTTTCTTCTGTAACGCCCTTTTTTATAAGGACATTATAGATAGTTTGTTTCCGCATAACTTTATCTCCTCTAACTTCGCCTTTGATAATTTTGAATGGCTGACGATTTGCGGCATGTCCTACGAGCGACACATATTCCACATCCACATCCTTTAAGAACGTAACGTCTGCCTCTGTTATGATACTCTTTACTTTAGCCATATTTTAATCCTCAATTGTGATACCTGACTAAGATTCCGTAATATCCACTCCGTGACTATGAGATACGGCAACATCTGTAGCCGTGCCATATGTAATAGTATGGGAATGCCCGTTAACCGTGTCAGTTAAGCCTTTAACCAGGGTGCCCTCATTATCATACCACAGGATAAAATTATGTTTGTGGGGTGGAATTACATCTTTATTCAGGTTTTCATTGGTTTCCCCCATAATTTGTTTTGCAACTTCGAGCATAACTCGTTGCACAAATTTTTCGGAATACCCTCCAAAAGAAAATCCATTAAGTTCTCCGTTTTCCACTTTTTCAAAAATTTCATCTGTACATTTGGTAGCCATCACCCAAGAATAAGCTGGAAAATCGGGGTCATCTTTTTCAGTGAAATAAGATTCAACTACATAGCAACCAGATTGTTGCCAATCATGTTGAACATCAATATTCTTTTCTTTCCGTTGCGCTAAGAAATTCCAACAAATCTTTTGGACATCTTCTTTAGAAAGGGTTTCGCCATCAGTGTCAACATCCCCGGCAGTGTACACCACACCTTTAACAATTTTGTGGATTTTGTCCGTCTTAGTTATTTTTACAAAATGCCCTGAAGTTTCTTCTTCTTTCTTGTCTGCATTTTCCCACAAAGTAGATGCTACAGAAATTCTTTGTGCATTTGTTTTGAATTCATTTTTAATAGAAGGACTGTCTATGGCTCTTGCCACAAATTCAGATTGTGTTTCATTCTCTTTTGGTTTGGGGAGCATAAGATGCTATCCTTATATATGCATAGATATCAATATATATTGATATCAAGATTTATTGATATGTTTGTGATATATAATCACCATTGGGGGAATTCTTGTCAAGCCTTAATTAAAAAAAATTGATGTTTTTTTGGAATTTGTTAAGAATTTTTGATGATTTGGATGGGATATGGGGAAATAGAAAAACCCGGTTAACTTAATAACCGGGTTTTATAGGAAAACTAAATGTACTTAAAGATCAATCTATTAGATTATGCCATTTTACGGCAAGATCAAACCAAAATTCATGCCCTTCTTTTGATTGTTCAAAATCAAAAGCACATAAGATCCAATCTATTTCTGGAGTTGTATCCTTATATAATGTCCAGGACATGACACCTGAAGGACAATACGCCAAATTGTACATGAACTGCCTATAGGCGTTATTTTTTGTTAGGAATTTTATGAATTTCTTTTCCACAATAATCTCCTAAGTTTTCATTTGCCAATTTTCTTTTTAATAAATTCCACCTATCTGGGTAGATGTATCTTCCGTTTATTTCCTGGGAATCCGATAAAGGTTTAATGTCTTCTATCTCATCCATTGCTTTTAAAATATCTTCAAACATAATGTTCCCTATAATGTGCAGACATATTCATCATCAACATCTAAATTTTCTTTGCCAGATGTCATATTTAATTCTGTTATTGTTGTCTTACGGAAATCAAATTCGTATTTGAAAATGCCCGAATCTCCGTCCCTGCTTTTTAAAATCTTTAATACTCTGGTTTGTATGGGTTGCCTCGATTCCCTGTCCGAAGGAGTTTCAAATTCGAGACTAAGATAATTAGAAGCTGTATGTTCTACGGCCTGACTTCCTTTTGCACCTTCTAATTTTCCGGGTTTATTTCTGTTATACTGAGTTACCCCTAATATTGGGATCAAAGAATGCAAAGCAAAATTCTTTAATGTATAGATAACAGATTCATCTTCCTGCCACCCAGCACTTGTTCGAATATGTTTATTGCTGAGCATATAAAACCCATCTATAACAAGCAAATCAGGTTTGTACTCCGAGGCTACTGATACTATATTATTTACATCAGTATACATACCACTTGGTAAAATTTTAAACCAGTTTTTTTGTTCTTCCCCCTCTATAGAAATAGGTTCATTAATTATTTTTCGGGCTTTTTGTACCGCATACATTGATAATTTGCCTTTTCTTATATCTTCGTCCGCCAGCCCCATTTGAATTGCTAATACCCTTCTTGCAATTTGTTCTGCTGGCATTTCAGGGCTTATCACCATCACATTTTTACCGGCATTATACGCCGATTTTGCACAACTAATGCTGAAATATGATTTACAAGATCCTGTTTGTCCAATTAATACATTAAAATCCCCCCCTTGTTGGCCATATGTCAAATTATCTAATAAAGGATGCCCAAAAGGAATACCCGAAATTCCAGGAGTTCGTTGAACTTTATCATGCCGATCCAAAACATCTTCTTGAATTTTGGCAATATCTTCTACAGAAAATTCTTGATTAATGCGTAATAAAGCATCATTTACCTTTTTGAATTCTGATACGGCATCTGGTATATTATTTTTTCTAAGGTATTCCGTTATTTGGCCATTAAGTGAAGAGATAAGCCAAAATTTCTTCCTTTCCTTTATTTCTGTAGCCCAATATTCTACAGGTTCTTCCGGCAATGCTGTAAAAGAAATTCCAGGAACTTCGGCTTCAATAGTTTTTAAATTTGGATATTGGTTATGTTTATATTTAAATTGTTTTACAAAGTTATAAGCATCCTTTTCGTCTCCGTCTAAAAAAGTTTCGTCTATACCATGTTCCACTATTTCAGAAAACGGCAAATTTTGCGCTATAACTGATTTTAGTATCCCAATTCCAATGCTACTCATCAAATATCTCCGATGCCCTGACCATAATATCATCTACGTTTTTACATTCTTCTAAGGCTTCCGAAATTTCAACATCAATTTCTTCTATAGTTCTTCCACTACAGTTTGCCAATTCATTCAGAACTTTATAATATTCTTTTTTAATTTCGTCGAATTCCATTCAGATTCCTTTCAGCATGTTTTCCCAAATTTCAGCGTGTTCTCTCCAATCATCAATGTCACAAATAAGCAAATTAGGTTCTGTTATTCTTTGCGCTAAAGACCCATATTTGAGCGCAACTTCAAATTGTTGTAGGGTTTGGCAAGATTCTATAACTTTTTTACATCTTATATATAAAGGATGTGTTACTATTTTTTCCATTAAAAACTTCCTTCTACTCTAAATAAAAATGCCAGTCCCAATAATGCCCAAGGACTTTTAGTAAAATAGGCTACTAATCCAACACAAACACAAATTGAAACATTAATTAT